TTTGAGTTTATAAGACCTATTGAGTATGGTGATGATGTGTTGGTTGCGGTTAAGCCTGAAGTGTCAGAGTTGTTTAACAACAATGTGTATCAGGATTTGTGTAAGAAGCATTACAACATGGGTTACACGGACGCGCACAAGAGTGATTATATGTTGCCGTTTGTTGACCCCAAGGATATGACTTTCCTCAAGAGGAATTTTGTGTTCTCCGAGTTGGTGCCTGGTTTTGTTAGGGCACAACTTTCAGTAGATTCTCTGCATAAGATGATTAGTTGGCGATTACCTTCGCCACATATATCAACTATGGATCAGGATCTTAGTATGATAAACTCTTTTTGTTGGGAAGTTTTCCAGCACGTTGAGTTTGAGGAATGTTTTAGGATGACAGTTTTACCCGTCATCAGTCGTTTCTGTAGCCAGTATGGTCTCACGGTTCAAGAAGTTGAGAAGAGACTGCCTAGTTATAGAGACATTTATGTCCGAATCCATGGTGAGGAGGACGAACCTTCTGTATTGGTTACGAGTCAATTTCTTTATGAGGACGAGGAAAAGACTACGCTTGCAGGAGGTAGGAGCGGCATGACAGCCCATTTAGACGCGTTTGGCTCCTCTAATGAAAACGCGGACCTCAAGGAAGACAGACTTCACACAGAGTCTGATCCGGTAGTTAATTTGTGTGCTGACAAACAGAAGATTTTATGTGAAAGATTGGGAATTAGTGAATTAGATTTTGTTGTTCTGGGTTATCCAGAACCCCTGCCTGGTCCCATGGAAAGTATGAGAATGTTTTATGGAGAACAAGTTGACGTTCTTCGAACCTTGTTGTCTGAGTGGACGGATGAAGTAAAGTTAGATCCCGTCACTAAGGCTATGATAAGTTCCGTGTACGATGATAGTGATGTTATTTTATCAGTGGTTTCTCGTATAGCGGACTTGGAAGACACAGTCGCATTTCTTTATCGATTAGAAAGGAAGAATAATAGATTCAGGACGCAGTCGTGCGAAATGAAGTTAGATCCAGAGGTCTCTATGTCTCATGAGGAGAATATTTCAGAGATTGACGGAAATCCTAGTATGATGGAGAGTGCGTTGTCGTCATATGACAAGAAGTTAGGTGCTTTTAGTGGGCCTAAGGCTCAGGAGTTTTTTGAGCGCCCCGTAGAGTTAGCTAGTTATTCGGCTGGAGTAGGTGCTCATACAGAGCAGGTCTTCAACCCTTGGAATGTGTATACTCTCAATCCTAGTGTTAGAG